CGCAACCGAACGCCTGCGCCTTCTGCGCGATGGTCGCTTTTAGTAGCGAGCGTACGGTGAGCGGCGCAAACCTAGACGTCCGTCTAAGCCAGTACGCGGTGGACTTCCATGACCATTGCAACTGCACTATCGAGACGCTTTACATAGGCGACAAGCCTATCCGCCCGGACTACTACGACCAGTTCGAAGCGGACTACCTCGAGGCCTCCAGCGAGGCCGGATCGGCCAAGGGCGTCCTCGCCCAAATCCGTTCGAACACCGGTCGCCGTTAGGAGTAACCATGGCAGTAAAGGAAAGCGCCGAGTGGGCCTCGCTAAACGAACGTCAGAAGGCACACGCCGAGGCGCTCGCCGAGTTGGCCCTCGAGTACGGCAAGTTCGACCAGTCCACCGGAGCAGACGGCGCACACTACGCACCGGCCGCTAACAACCCGTTCCGCGCCGAGGGCCTAGTCTGCCAAAACTGCGTCTTTTTCGACGAGTTGTCTAACGGTTGCCAGATCGTAACCGGCTCAATCGACCCGGCTTCCATCTGCAAACTTTGGGTTATCCCGGAGTCCAGTCTCTCCCTCCCGGACGGACAGATCACTCGAGCGCAACTCGACAACATGACTCCTGCCGAGATCATGCAAGCCAAGGCGGACGGCCGCCTAAAGGCTCTGCTCGGTAACTAAGACTTCTACTGGACCGCAGTAGCAAGAGCCGCATGGCTAAAAGAAACTATCCTGCATAGGAGACACCCCGCTAATGAGCGAAACCACCAACACCGAAACCACTACCGACGAGCAGACTCCTACTCCACCGGCTCCCGAGGCACCGCAGGGCGCACCGGACACCGACTGGAAGGAACAGGCTCGCAAGTGGGAAACTCGAGCAAAGGCAGACCACGACGCCGCGAACAAGTGGCGCGAGTATGAGGCGAGCCAAAAGACCGAACACGAGAAACTCGCGGAGGAACTGGCTCGAGCCAAGGACGAGGCGCTTGCCGCCTCGGCCGAACTAACCCGCCTTAAGGTGGCGGCCTCGAAGGGTATTACCGGAGAGGCTATTAAACTGCTAAAGGGATCCACTCCAGAGGAGTTGGAAGCCGAAGCGGACCTACTGCTCTCGCTCATAGCGGAACAGTCCAAACCAAAGGGTCCAAAGCCCGACGAGTTGCAGGGTAAGCCTGCGCCGTCCTCACTTGGCCAACTTTCACAAGCCGACCTCAAGAGTATGTCTGCTATGGAAGTTATGAAGGCCAAGTCCGAGGGTCGTCTCGACGCGCTACTGGGCAAAAACTAAACCAAACGAAAGTGAGTTAGCCAAATGGCTATTAGCAACTTCATTCCGGAGATCTGGTCGGCCGGTGTCACTACTGCGTTCCAGCAGGCACAGATCATCATTCCAACCGTAAACACCGCCTTTACCGGCGAGGCTGGCCGCGGTCGCACCGTACACATCATCGGCGCAACCACCCCAACTATCACCGACTACGCCGCCGCAGGTCGCACCATCACCGCCGAGGCTCTCTCGGACTCGAAGGTAGACCTCCTGCTCAATCAGGAAAAGGCCTTCTCGTTCAAGGTAGACGACGTAGACAAGGTACAGGCCGCCGGCGCATTTGACGCATGGACCCGCGCCGCAGGTGGCGCTCTGGCCGAGGACGCCGAGGCTTACGTTATCGCGCAGGCAGTTGCCAACGCAGGCGTAAACGCAAACTCGGGTACTGCCGTAACCGTAGACACCTACGCCAAGGCTATGACTGCTCTGCGCGCGATCCGTACCGCCATGACCAAGAACAAGGTACCGGCCGCAGGTCGCTACGTAATGGTAAACCCTGCGTTCGCCGACCTTCTGGTAAGCGGTCTGGGCCTCGAGGCTTCGGGTCTGGGCGAGAACGAACTCCGTAACGGTGTCGTCGCCAAGGTCTACGGTCTTACCGTTCTGGAAACCCCTCTGTTCGCCGAGGCTACCAAGGCTTACGCAGTTGGCTACCACGAGAGCGCAATCGCGTTCGTATCGCAGGTAGACGAGACCGAGGCTCTACGCGACCCTGCGTCGTTCTCGGACATCGTCCGCGGTCTGCACGTCTACGGTGCCAAGGTCGTTCGCTCGACCGGCGTCGTAAAGTACCTCTCGGCTTAATCCCCCGAGACATGAGAGAGGGGGCGGGTTCGCCCGCCCTCTCTCCCCCAAAGTTTTAGATCGGAAAGGGTAACATGACTTGGGCAACATTCGCCGACGTAACGGACCGATGGGTCGGTAGCGGCGCACCATCAGACGCGGACCTAGTGAACGCGCTAATCGCAGACGCCGAGGCCGTAATCCTTTCCGAGTTCCCAAAGATCCAAGACCGTCTCGACGCCGGCACCCTCGCTCTAGGCGTCGTCAAAATGGTGGTCTGCCGGCAGGTATCTCGAGTCCTCCGCAACCCGGAGAACCTAACCTACTGGCAACAGCAGACCGGACCGTACGGCCAAGGCCGCACCTTCGGCAAAGAGTCCGACATTTGGCTAACCTCCGACGAGGAGGAACTCTTGGCTCCGAAAAAGTTGGACAAGGCTTTCGAAGTAAACCTCGCCCCTAACGCTCACTCTTGGGTTCCCTTTGCGTGGCTAAACGGCGACGGCTATAACGAGACAGGTATCTAAGTGTCGTTTTTTCGCGGATCCGAAACGGTCGTAATCAAGCGTCGAACCCTCACCGGCACCGACGACTACGGCAATAAGACTCAAACCACGACCACTATTACCGTAAAGAACTGTATGCTCGGTTTTGGTGGCGGAGGCGAGCCGGTAGATCCTAGCCGCGACCCGGTGGACGCGAACTTCACTATCTACTTTCCGAGCGGAACGCAGATCCACGACGGCGACCGCTTCATTATCCGGAATACCGAGTTTGTAAAAGACGGCCCGGCCCAAGACTGGGGAACCGCTAACCCGGTTGGCTTGGACGCTGGAGTAATCGTCCAAGTCAGGAAGCGGAATGGCTAAAGTAAAAGTCGTAGTCCACGAGGACGGGATCGCTAAGTTCCTTCAAACGAACAAAGTGGTCCGCGACAAAATGGTCCACGCGGCGCAGGACGTAGCGGGTGAGGCACAAGCCACCGCGAGCAACGCCGAGAACGGACCGGGCGGAAAGATCGACGGCTACGCCGACGCCGGCTTCTCGGTAGTTTGGGAGTCACGATCGGGGAAGCGTCCGCGAGTAAACATCGTAAGCAACGCGGACATGAAAACATTTTTGGCGGCGCATTTTCACACGCAGAAACGCGACGGGGTAGCACACCTCCGCGCCGCGCTCTATTCAGTAACGAGACGAGGTAAGTAAGTGGCGGTCATTTTTCCCGACATCGAAAAGACCCTCGTCGCTTTTCTAAAGTCTGCTCTCACATCGGCCGGCGAGGCCACCGTCCGAGTAGCCACCAAAAAGGCACAACCGGACGAGACACAACCGGACAAGGAAGTAGTAGTAACCGCGGCGTATAACAACGAGCAGGACTACGTACTAAAGACCGCGAGCGTAACCCTCGAGGTCTACGCCCGCGACTATGCAACCGCGAACACTCTAAGCCTCCTCGTCGAGGCCTTGATCCGCGACTGCGTAGGACAACAGATTAAACGCGCCGAGGTCCGACTTGGTCCGGTGCGTGTCGGCGAGGAAGCGGACTACGAAAAACGCTACCTCGACGTAGGACTCGTCGTCAAAGGCGATGATCTATAAAGTTTCCGCACCGCGGAAAACCCCTGCCCGTCAAGGGCTAATCCCCTTTCGAAAGGAAAAACCACTATGGCTACTACTGCCGCTAACGTAATGGTGGGTATCACCGGCAAGGTATACGTCGGTGCCACTACTGTTACCGCCCCAACTACCGCAACTTCGACTCTGGCAGTCGGCTTCACCGAACTAGGCTACGTCTCTAGCGACGGCGTCGAGTTCTCGGTAGACAAAAAGAGCAACGACATTCGCGCATGGCAGAACTCGGACCTCGTCCGTTCGATCGTTACCGAGGGTACTCTTACCTACTCGTTTAACCTGCTCGAGACCTCGCTCGCTACCCTACAGGCTTACTTCGGTGCGAGCCTCACCTCCGGCAAGGTTGCAGTTTCGCCAACCGCTACCGGTGGTAAGCAGAGTTTCGTTATCGACGTCGTAGACGGAACCAAGAACATTCGTCACTACGTACCTGCCGGCGAGATCCTCTCGGTAGAGGCACAGAAAATCCAGAACGGCGAGGCAATCTCGTACGGTATCACCATTACCGCCTACGTAACCAACGGTCGCGCCGCCGACATCTGGTACAGCGAGTTCGCCTCCTAGTAACAGACTCCCGGGGGGACGGTAGAGCGGTCACCGTCCCTCCGGGTCCTCCCCCTCCAAGACCGCTAACAACCCCGACCGCTAAGGAAATAACCATGACCGCTATTCCGCAGGACCACAAGTCCAAGACTTTCACTTTCACGCACGACGACAAGTCCTTCACTATCCCGGCCTTCGCCGCGCTCCCTGTAGGCGTCGTACGCAAGGCCCGCAAGGGTGCCGACGACGGCGACAAGGCCTTTATCATTCTCGAGACCGTCATGGGTGAGGACTCCCCCGAACTCAACGCGATCGACTCTATGGACGTAGACCAGTTCAACGAGTTTCTAAAGGGCTGGACGCAGGGTGCCGGCGTGGGGGAAGCCTAAAGGTTCTCGAGTATCTCGAGGACCACCCCGCCCAAATAGCGTACGACTTTCGTACAAAGTTCCACGTAAGCATAGACGACATAGGCGGCGCGGTCTCCCTCCGCGAGGCCGCCCTCCTCGTCTCCATGTTGCTTGGCCAGACTGATAGTTGGCTCCACGCCGCAGTAAACGACTGGACTTATCCGGTTAGCCGCGAGTGGATCACACTCGCACACACCTACGACCTACACGTAGCCATTAACAGTCGCAAGAAACAGAAACCCTACCCCGCGCCTTGGCCGGACGAAGGTACCACCCGCATAGGCGGCCGAACTAATCTCCCCGTCTCGGAGGTCTTAGACCGACTTGAGAGTATGAACCAAAAGGAAAGTAATGGCGACTAGCGCACTAGCAACCGCGTTCGTGAACATCGTTCCGGGAACTACCGAAGTCGAGAAATACCTTAAGGGCGGACTCGGCAATCAGGCCGGCAACGCAGGAACCGCCGCAGGTAACAGTTTTAGTTCCGGCTTCGGCAACTCCCTTCGCAAGATCGGCGGCCTCATTACCGGCGCTCTGGCTACCGGAGCAGTCGCACACTTTACCAAGGAACTTATCTCCGCCGGCGAGGAGGAGATCGCTGGTAACAACCGACTTACGCAGATCGCTAAGTCGATGGGTATTTTTGGCGATCAGGCCGGCACCGTCGCGCAACGACTTTCCGACCTCGCGGGCCAACAGCAACTTAACCTCGGTATCGACGACGATACGATCAAACTAACGCAGGCGAAACTCCTCACCTTCAAACAGTTGGCTACCTCGGCGGACGAGGTCGGAGGCTACTTCGACCGCGCTACGCAGGCGTCGCTCGACCTAGCCGCGGCCGGCTTCGGTACTGCCGAGACCAACGCCGTCCAGTTGGGTAAGGCGCTACAGGACCCGATCAAGGGTATTACCGCGCTCGCTCGCTCCGGTGTGACCTTCACCGAGCAGGAGAAGTCCAAGATCGCTACGCTCGTCAAGTCGAACCAAATGGGTGAGGCGCAGGCGCTCGTCCTCAAGGCGATCGAGACGCAGGTAGGCGGTACGGCCGCGGCCACCGCTACCTCGTCCGGCAAAATGGAGCAGGCGTTCGAGAACCTGAAAGAGACCCTCGGACTCCTCCTCTTGCCGACGTTCCAGAAGGTCGCCGGCTACATTACGACTAGCGTTATCCCTGCCATTAGCAACTTCGTAGACCAGTTCAAGGCCGGCAAGACTCCCCTAAACGACTTCCTCAATCAAATGAAAGCCGCGTGGGACTGGGGCGTAAAGTACAAGGACATTCTTATACCGCTCGCCGTAGCGATCGGTGCCGGCTACCTAGCGTTCCAGACGTGGACTACCGCGGTCCGTATCGGTACCGCCGTCCAGTTCGCCTACAACGCCGTAATGGCCGCTAACCCAATCATGCTCGTCGTGATCGCAGTAGCCGCCCTAACCGCTGGACTCATTTGGTTCTTTACGCAGACCAAGACCGGGCAGGCTATTTGGTCCGGCTTCGTCGGCTTCCTAAGCGACTCCGGCAAGAACATCGTGAAGGCATGGAACGCAGTAGTCGCATGGTTCGGATCGTTCCCCGCTAAGGTCGGAGCGTTCTTTAGCAACGCCGGTACGTGGCTCCTAAACGCCGGCAAGCACGTTATCGAGGGTTTGATTAACGGCTTCAAGAACGGCGTAGCCATGCTCGGCGGAGCCGTAAAGGGTATCGCCGACACCGTTGTAAACGGCTTCAAGAACCTACTCGGTATCCACTCGCCGTCCAAGGTGTTCCACGAGTTCGGTAAGAACATCATGCAAGGCCTCCGCAACGGTCTAACCGGCGAGAAGTCTAAGGTCTCCGAGACTATGACGAAGGTTAGAGACTGGCTGGTCTCCGCTTTCGACTCCAAGAAAATCTCGAAGGCGCAGGAGAAGGCCGGCCTTGCCCTAATCAAGGCGTTCTCTGGACCACTACAGAAGTACGAGACGCAGTACAAGGGCGTCCTCGAGGCGCTGGACAAGGCGCAGGAGGACCTCCAGAACAAGATCGAGGCCCGCGCTAGTTACGTCTCTAACCTCGCCTCCAAGTATGGCTCGACGCTCGACACGAGTTCCCTCGTCACCGACGCAGGGAAGCAAGCCGACGCCAAGGACGCTCTCGCTTCTGCACAAGCCAAACTAAACGACCTCATGGCGAAGCAACCCGACCCGCTCGAGTTGGCCGACGCCACGAACGACCTCGTGAAGGCACAGGCGAAGTACAACGACGTCCTAAAGGACACCTCGTCCAAGACCTACGAGATCGAGGACGCACGTATCGCCGCCGCCAAGGCGCAACAGAAACTCGACAACCTCAAGGCTAGCGCTACGCAGGCCGAGGTAACCGCCGCACAAGCCGAGGTAGACAAGGCAAAGGCCGCGCTCGCCGAAGCGCAAATGACTCCGTACGAGCGAGCCGTCCAGCAACTCAAGGACCGTATCGCCAAGAGCAAGGAACTAAAGTCGGTTACCGACCAGTTGCTCGCTATGGGACTCGACAAGGGCCTATACCAACAGATCGTCGAGTCGGGTGCCGTAGACTTTGCTAAGAGCATTATCGAGGGCGGTGCCGGCGCAGTTACCGAACTAAACGTACTCGCTAAGGAAGCCGACTCGCAGGCTCTCACTCTGGCAAACAAGGTCGGCGACGTCCTCTACGGACAGGGTATCAAGTTCGCGCAGTCCGTCGTAGACGGCCTCAACGCGCAGAAGAAAGACCTCGAGACTCTAATGACTGCCGTAGCGGGTGCCTTCGAGACTGCTATCGGTAACATCGTCAAGGGATCCAAGACCGACATTAAGACCGCGCTAACCGACGCGCAGGCCTTCCTCGACGGTGCCGTAAGCAAGGCTAAGGCGGCTATCGCCGCGGCGGCTCCAAAGGTCACCGCTACCCCTACGACAAGCCTCGACTCGACCGAGCGCAAGACTCCGGTAAAGACAACTGCAACAGTCGCAAATCCGGTTCTACCGCTCGCCGGAAACGGCTCCCTAACGCAACAGGTTGTAAACTATTACGCGGCACCTAACGAGTCGCTAACGTCCGAACAGCAACTCGTACAGGCCGTCCAGCGTGTAGGAAGGATCCTCTAAATGGTAGACGTAAGTATCTCCCTTACGGGTGCCAACGGTGATTCGATCACCTTTGACGACTCGACCTACATTCTTACGCAGGGCGTACGCGGCTTCGGAGTGCCGACCACTAGCCTCCGTATCTCGGAGTCGGCCGGAGACGGTGGCGTATTTCGTTCTACTAAGCGAGGGATCCGCGAGTTCGACCTACCGGTAGTTGTTATCGGTATGGACCGTACGGACCTCGAGACGAAGTTGCGCCGCCTCTCTAACCTGCTCCGTAACGTCGATGGTGCTACCACCATGACCGCCACCTATAGCGACGGCACCGCCTACGCTATCTCCGTCTACTATGCCGGCGGAGCAGACGCAGTCTACGGCGACGAGAGTAACTCGATCTTTGCGCGATGGGTCCTAAACCTACAGGCACCTAGCCCATTCTGGTCCTCCTCGTCAAGTACGACGCTCACCGTCTCGCAGGCAAACATCGGCCGAGGCCTCCTACCGCAACTTAGCCGCCTGAAACTTACCGGTACGCAGGCCATCGGTACTATCACCGTAAACAACACCGCCGGCGACGTGCCAAGTTTCCCGATCTGGAAACTGTACGGTCCACTCGATAACGCGAGTATCTACACCGGGACTACTGGCTTCGTCTATAACGCGGCCATCGCGGCCGGCGAGGTAATCACTATCGACACCTCCAAGAAAACCGTAGTAGACGCGTCGGGTACCAACAAGTACGCGAACCTATCGTCTGCTCCGAAGTTCTTTAGCCTGCCACCGGGTACCACTTCGATTAGCGTCCTCGGTAACGGTGCCACCTCGGCAAGTAAAATCTCGCTCACCTACGCGCCGCGTCGTGAGGTTATCCACTAATGAGAGTCTCTAACCTACTCGTCGAGGTCCGCGACGCAAACCTTAACCGCGTAGGCCAAATCCCCGACGAATACCTAGTTGGTTTTACCTGCGTGTTGCGAAGCAACGAAGTAGGCACTTGGAAGGTAGTATTACCTTACGGCCACGCTATGCAGACCGCGCTCTCTACTCCGGGAGCCGGCCTCGTAGTCACCTATAACGGTACGGTCCTGCTTTCCGGTCCGACCGTTAAGACGACCATTACGCAGACCACCGACGACCTACAGGGTACCGCGGAGATTACGGGTTGCGACGACTCAATCCTGCTACAGGACCGCCTCGCGTACCCGACTCCGACCAGTAGCGACGTAACCCTACAGACAGTCGCCTACGACGTCCGTACCGGAGCCGCCGAGACCGTAATGAAGTCGTACGTAGAGGCCAACATAGGACCCCTAGCGCCGGCCGCTCGCAAGGTCTCGAACCTAACGATCGAAGGCAACTTCGGACGCGGCGCAACCGTTAAGGGTTCGGCCCGCTTCGACGTCCTCTACGACCTACTAAATCAGTTGGCAGACGCCTCCCTCGCGGCAGGTACCACCATCGGCTTCGACGTGCGACAGTCCGGCACAAGCCTCGTCTTTGAGTGCTACACGCCAACCAACCGCACCTCTACCGTCCGTCTGGACATCGCTAACGACCTCCTAACCGAGACCACGTACAGCGTCCAGCGCCCCAAGTTCACCCGCGCCATCGTGGGTGGACAGGGAGACGGCACCGCTCGAGCCTTCCTAGAGCAGAGCAACACCGCGAGCCTCGCCGCCGAGACCTCTTGGGGACGACGGATCGAGGCCTTCGTAGACGCTCGAGACGCCGCAGACTCCACCTCGCTACAGACTGCCGGTAACTCGGCACTATCGACCGACGGCAAGGCCATCGTCTCCGCCGCAGTTAAACCGACCGACGACTCCACCATGCTATTTGGCGTGGACTGGTACCTCGGCGACACCGTAACCGTCGTAGTCGGCTCCTACGAGTTGGCCGCGGTCGTAAACGAGGTAGGTCTGCTAGTGAGCGCGGACGGCGTACGCCTCTACGGCACCGTAGGCGAGCCGAAGCAACAGACCTACGAAGCGCAGATACAGGCGCTTGCCGAGGATCTTGATTACCGTTTGAACAACCTAGAACGCTACAAGTAAGGACTAGAACATGGCGGAAACTTATTGGCCATTTGACGGCGTAGACACTACCGAGACACAGTTTTCTCAATGGTCACGCAACATCGGCGAGGGTGTTAAGGGTTCCTTCAACACTACCGACCTCAAAGTTACGGCTCCGGGTACCGGCATGACCGTATCCGTAGCGGCGGGTCAGGCTTTGATCCGAGGCCACTACTACTACAACACTTCGGCCCTTACTTTGGCGATCACTACCGCAAACGCGACTAACCCTCGCTACGACGCCGTAGTCGTCACTCTGGACCCTACCGCCAACACTATTACTACTAACGTTCTGGCCGGTACTCCTGCGGCTACGCCCGCGTACCCAACCCTTACGCAGACCGACGCAGGTAACTACCAGTTCCTCCTAGCGTACGTCTACGTCGCCGCCGCTACCTCGACTATTTCTAGCGGTAATGTCACCGACGCACGTACCTTCCTTGGGCAGGGTTGGTTCTCGACCCCGGTACAAGATAAGAGCGCAAACTACACCATCGCGGCGGGAGACAAGTTCTCGACTATCCGCTCTACCGGTTCGGCTATTACCGTAACCGTCGCTAACGTGTTGAACGTAGGCGACCGTATCGACTTTATACAGGACGGCTCTGGCCAGATCACTTTTAGCGCCGGCTCGGGTGTCACTTTGCAGGCTTTTGGTTCGCTAACTAAAACTGCCGGCCAGTACGCGGCGGCTACCGTCGAGTGCGTAGCCTCGGGACAGTACCGCCTGATCGGAAACTTGGCCTAACTATGAGTCTTATACCGCTCGGTTTTCTTGGCATGGGTACGCCCGCGTCTTTCGAGTTGATTAGCACGACTGTTCTAGGCTCTAGCCAGACGAGTGTTAGTTTCAACGTATCGTCCTTTGCTTCGACTTACAAGCATTTGCAGTTACGTATATCGTACAGAGGAGCGGCAAACCTATCTGGAGATAACCCGCAAATCCAGTTTAACTCCGACTCTACTTACACAAACTATTACACACATTGGCTCTATGGGAATGGGTCTAGCGCCTCCCCATTTGCAACTCAAAGCACTAACTACCACGGTATCGCAGTCGCCCAAAATATGCCAGACGCGGGCGCTCCTGCAAATGTCTATGGTGCCATAGTGATAGACGTTCTTGACGCCTTTAGTACCTCGAAAAATAAGGCAACTCGCTCATTCTTTGGCAGTAATAACTACAATATGGTTGGCCTTGGGTCAGGATCGTGGTTTAGTACCTCGGCAATCACTAGCCTAACCTTCTATGCCTACCCGGGTACGGGAGGGAACTCTATTGGTACAGGTTCTCGCTTTAGTTTGTATGGGGTGCGTGGCTAATGGCTAAAGCAATGACTCTTATACAGTCGCAGGTACTTTCCGCTACTCAAACCTCTTTTACATTCTCTA